GTAAGGTTGTAGTCAACCAAGGCGTAGGTTATGCAAATGCCGCAACTTCAACAGACATCAATGGTCCTATTATTTCAGCAACACAACCGACTACTAACTCAACCGGTGCTAGTTTACAGCACGGTGATTTATGGTTAAATTCAAGCAACACAGAAGCTTGGCCAACACTGTACAAGTATAATTCACTAACAAAAGCATGGGTACTAGTTACTAACAGCGACCATACAACACAAAACGGAATTGTATTTGCCGATGCACGTTGGTACGATGACAGCACAAACTCAGCTAGCGCAAAATCAGGTGCCGCAAGTCCACAAACTGTTGCGGGCGCACTAACAGGTACGTTGATCACTAGTGACTTTGTAGACTTTGACGCTCCTAATCCAGCACTATATCCAAAAGGCATGTTGCTATGGAACCTACGTCGTTCAGGATTCAACGTTAAGAAATATGTAGTTGGTTACGTTAACACAGCCGCACAAAATACAATCGTAAATGGCGCAGGCGTAGCACCATACATGACTTACTACTATCCAGATCGTTGGGTTACAGCAAGTCCTAATGATTATCTAGGTGTTGGACAGTTTGGACGTAAAGCTCAACGTGCAGTTGTTGTAGCTTCACTAAACGGATTAATCAACAGCAATCAGAATATACGCAACGAAGACAGTCTTGTATACGACTTGTTATCTTGCCCAGGTTACCTTGAAACAACAAGTTCATTGGTTAGCCTAAACACAGGACGTGGTGGACTATCATTTATCATAGCAGATGCTCCAGCTCGTTTAACACCGGATGCAACAAGCCTAAATGCTTGGGGTAGCAATATCAAGAATGCTACAGGTGACGGTGAAGTTGGTTTAATCACAACTAGCGAAAACGTTGGTGTGTACTATCCATGGGCAGAAACTACAGACTTATACGGTAATAATATTGCTGTTCCTCCAAGTCACATCATGTTACGTACAATCGCATTGAGCGACAACGTAAGTTATCCATGGTTTGCACCAGCTGGTGTACGTCGTGGCGGTGTAACTAATGCTAGTTCAGTAGGTTATGTAGTTGGACAAACAGGTGTATTCCAACCAACATCATTGAATACAGGACAGCGAAATACACTATCAACAATACAGGTTAATCCGATTACCTACATCGGTGGAACAGGTCTAGTGGTATACGGACAGTACACTCGTTCGTTAGTTGCTAGCGCAGTAAATCGTATCAACGTTGCACGTCTAGTGATTTATCTACGTTACCAATTAAATGCTATTGCTAAGCCATACGTATTTGAACCAAACGATACAATTACACGTAATTCGATCAAGCAACAAATTGAAAAATTATTGCTTAACCTAACAGGTGAACGTGCTCTATATGACCATCTAGTAGTATGTGATACAACTAACAACACTCCAAGCAGAATAGATGCTAATGAGTTGCATGTTGATATAGCTATTGAGCCGGTTAAGGCCGTGGAGTTTATTTACATTCCATTGCGTTTAGAGAACACTGGCGCTATTGCTGGTTTAGGTAGCAAATAAAGGAGAAATTAAATGGCAATCGCGGCACTATCAAATTTTACAGTACCATTAGCTTCAGATCAAAGCGCAGGTTCACAAGGCATGCTAATGCCAAAGTTGAAATACAGATTTCGTATTTCATTCGAAAACTTTGGTGTAAGCACTCCTACAACTGAGCTAACAAAACAAGTTGCGGAAGCATCTCGTCCACAAGTTAAATTTACTGATCAAGTTATTGAAATTTACAACAGCAAGATCCACTATGCAGGCAAACCAGCTTGGGAACCAATCCCAATCAAACTACGTGACGATGTCACAGGTGCTGTTAGCAAGCTAGTAGGCGAGCAAAATCAGAAACAATTTGACTTTTTTGAACAAAGTTCAGCGGCTTCAGCAGGTGATTATAAATTCACCATGCGTATTGAAATTCTTGACGGTGGTAACGGCAATATGGTTCCAAGCGTTCTTGAAACATGGGTATGCTATGGTTGCTATGTTGAATCAACTAACTGGCAAGATTTAAAATACAGCGAGCAAGGCCCTGCTATGATTGACTTGTCAATACGATTTGATAATGCAGTACAAATTGCTCCAGTTCCAGCTATCGGTAGCCCAACACCGGTAATGAACAATGCTAAAACTGGTAATAACGTACTAGGCGCATAATACTAAGCCTGCACTTGCAGGCTTTTTATTGACTATCCATTAACTACGCACTTTATACATAGAATAAATACTGTATGTCATTCACATCCAACGATCATTTAAAGTCCGATGCATTTACCTATCTACGCGACTGGCGACATGCCGCAGACTTGTTTAATGCTGACCAGTTTAGGCTTGCTCCTAAGTTTGGTTTTCAATTCCATGTGGCATTTGGTATCAATACAGGTGCATTACAAAATACTGCCCTAGTGCAACGCTACGGTTCTGAAATTAACATGCTGGTTAAAAGTGTAGCATTGCCTAGTTATACAGTTAGTATAGAAACACTGAATCAATACAACAGAAAAAAGAATGTTCAGTACTATCACAAGCCCGGTGACATTGATATTAAATTCCACGATGATAACATGGGATTGATCAATCAACTATGGCAAAATTATTATAGTTACTATTATGCAGATCCAATGTCTGCAAAAGTCTCCGGGGCCTACGCAAGGAATGCTACCCAGAGCAGTAATTATATTCCTACTAGTTACGGTCTTGATAATGGAAGTACTGATCCATTTTTTAATTATATAAAAATCTATCAAATGGCTCGTCATGAATATGTAGAGTACATACTAAGCAATCCTATTATCACCAGCTGGAATCACAATCGACTAGATTACGCCGATACTAAGACACGCGAGTTTGACATGAAGATCATGTATGAAGCTGTTAGCTATAACGTTGGTTCTGTAGATCCGGCTATAGATCCTTCAGGCGGAGTTGAAGGGTTTGGCGACACACACTATGATCACGGAATGAGCCCTCAACAGGGTATCAATCCCGATCCAACAGTAATTAATCCCAGCTTCGTAGAAAGTTTAAATCTAGAAGGCGCTGCCGGCTCTATACTAGCCAGTGTAATAAATCAAATAGCCAGTGCCCAGAATACTATAGCTCCAATTAATGCTTCAGGTACTGCTGGACTGTTAACTCCGCCCGCAGGGACAACCGTCGGTGGACTATCAGGCGTAGCATTTCCACAAAGTAGCACTGTAGCCAACACAGGAACAACAGCTTCATCATCGGGGATCCAAGCATGATAACAGGAAATTTACCAGCCTCTCTACATGCAGATACTACTAGTGTAAAAATGTTCTTTGATAATTATTTTGCCACCCAGGTAAGTTTTCCTGCGGCAGAAATCGATGCCACAGTAGGATTTTTTGCTAAAAGAGGTTTTGATTCATCTAGTGCTAACTCAACAGCTATTATCTTACTTAATCAAGCTAGGGTTGAAAATGTATCAGTGTTTAGCTTACTTGACAAATTAAAAGGATTAACTGATGTACAGTTAGGTCAAGTTGTTGCTCAAGTTTTAAATGCCTATAGAGAAAAGACCAGTTTGTTAGGTTACAGAACTGCGGTAGTTACTGACACGTTCGAAGCTCGCAACATCTTAATATAAAATGTCTAAGTTTGCTCGCGGCAAGTTCAGTATGAAACATCCTGAAAAGTATGTGGGCAACAAGATGCCTACATATCGTAGTAGTTGGGAATGGAGTTTTATGAACTTTTGTGATAACAATGATAGTGTAGTCAAATGGGCGAGTGAAGCTATACAAATCCCCTACATCGATCCCCTAACAGAAAAACATACAGTATATGTACCTGATTTTTTTATACAATATGTAGATAAAAACGGTCGCATGCAACTAGAGCTAATCGAAATAAAACCTGCTAGCCAAACAGTTTTAGAACGAGTTGGCAAGAGTGTACATAATCAAAGCCAGTTTATTAAGAATCAAGCCAAGTGGGCCGCTGCCGGAAACTGGTGTAAACAACAGGGCCTAAAATTCCGTATTCTTAATGAAAATGATATATTCAGCCATC